GACCATGAGCGTGGATCAGCAGCGCCACCTTATTAAACTGTTAAAAGAAATGCCTGACGAAGTGCGGCCACAGGCAGACCTAGCCATAGCAGAAATCAAAGGTCACTTGGCAAACCGTATTTTGGAAGAAGGCGCTAAAAACAAAGGCCAATGGAATGCCAAAAATGTTACTGATTACTTAAACAATAACAATAAGAAATTAGGCATTTTGATGGAAGACCCAGAAATTGCGCAAATGGTAAAAGATTTGCACGATGCTGGCCATATTCTTAAATACGATCCAGCCTATCCTGGCGCCGCAATCCAAACCAGCAACCTAGTTAAATTGGGTGTAATTGGAGGATTGGGAACCGTTGGGACGGGTATTGGCGCTGGTGTTGGCGGTTTCTTAGGTGGCCAAACAGGCGCATTTTATGGTGGTGGCGCCGGAGGAACGGCAGGCACCGCAGTCGGCGTCAAAGCTATGGAAAAATCTGCGTTAAGAGCCGGAAAGAAAAAGATGGTCCCCCTTAGAGATGTTGGAAAAGGAAAATAAACATGGCAGTCAATCTCTCACCAATAGGAAACGGTTTTCAATTTTTTAGCAACGATGGGTTGCCGTTAAATGCCGGCAGAATTTATACATACCAGGCTGGGTCAACTACGCCACTTGCAACATACACCGATAGCGCAGGACTTACGGCTAACACTAACCCCATTGTTCTTGGAACTAGCGGTAGACCTCCAAGCGATATTTGGCTAACTGAAGGGTTTTTTTATAAGTTTGTTCTTAAAGATTCATCTGATGTAACCATTCAGACCTACGACAACCTATATGGAATTGTTAGCGCAACTCCTCCGGCTGCAACCCCAATTCCTGCGGGCGGTATTTTCTTGTGGTCAGGTTCTATTGGATCTATTCCTGCTGGCTATGTTCTGTGTAACGGATCTAACGGAACCCCAGACTTGCGAGACCGGTTTGTAATTGGGGCTGGATCAACCTATGCCGTGGATGGAACTGGCGGTTCTGCTAACGCTATCGTTGTAAGCCATACTCATACGGCAACTTCAACAACTGCAATTACAGACCCCGGACATACACATTCCACAAATGTTGCCATAATTGGCGCAACTGGAGCTGGCAATTTTACAGTCGGTGGTGGTGGTGGAACAACATCAATAAATACCAACACGACAGGAATTACCGCAGCAACCACCACCACAGTAGCTACTGCTGGCACATCTGGAACAAACGCCAATCTGCCACCGTACTATGCCCTGTGCTACATAATGAAAACCTAATATGGATTGGCAAACTCTTATCAATCTGGGTTTAGGGTGTGTCATTGCGGTTGTTGGATGGTTTGCCAGAGAGATTTGGGATTCCGTTAAAGAACTGCGCAGAGATATTCATCAAATAGAAAAAGACCTACCAGAAATCTATGTGCGCCGAGACGATTTAAAAGAGGTGCGCATAGAAATGATTGCTAGGTTTGACAAACTTGAAAGCATAATGTCATCGTTTTTTGATAGGCTAAACGACAAGGCGGACAAATGAATTATGGCGGAACTCGACCCAATTATTGCGGCGGCTCAGAATGCCACCAAAGGCATAAAATCTGCCATTAAATCCGGCAAGGAAATAAGCTCGGCCGTTGAATCTATTCAAAATTTTGGTGTAGCAGAACTAAAGGCCCGCCAGGCATACAAGCTAAAGACCAAGACCAAGACAGACGAAATCACCATTATGACCGCCATGGCGGAATGGCGAAGGTTATATCGAATCAAGCAGATGGAAGATGAAGTTAAGGAATTACTCTGCCAACAGTTTGGCGAGGACGAAGGCCGTGTCCAGTTTGGCAAGGTCTTAGACCTAAAAGAAAAGATGCAGAACGAAGCCAGGACAAATAAGCAAGAATTAAACGATGACCTGAAACGGTGGCGACAGGTCCAAATCTATGCGGTGATGTTTTCGTTTTTGTTAGTGACCCTTTATTACATTTATAAAGGCCATCTATGAGTGAGCGCCAGGACACGCTAACCAAGGTTCTGGCGTATGTAGATTCGCCATTCAAATTGTTTGCATTGATTTTGATGGCGTTATTGGCGTTCTTTGGTTATATGCTCCATGACAACCGAGACATAATCATCGGGACATATCGGGAACACCAGAAGCTGCCCCAAATTGCTGAAGGCCGAATCGATGATGCGGCAACGCATCTGTTCAAATATACCAACGCCCAGGTTGTTGCCGTGTTCAAAGTAAATCCAATAACAAACAGTCGGACCCTGTTTCGGGCATATACCAAAGAGGGCCGAGAAAAGAGCATGGAAGGGCTCGATGTTGGGCTCTTTAGCAGCAACGCATCAAACAATAAGGATGTGGTGGCCATGATGGCCAATGAGATACCGTGCGGAGAATACAAGACCGCGCAATCAGAAATCGGCCTTTGGTACATCGAAAAGGGGATGGCCTACGGGTGCCGAGTAAGCGTTCCACCGGAAAGCGGCCGGTTCATCGGCCAGATTACGGTTGGTTGGGCGGCCCCGCCTGCGGATCTTGATCAGACCAGGGCCATGTTATCAATTGCGTCAGCAATTCTTGCAAAGGAAAAGAAATGATCCCATTGGCAGCAATTCTAAGTATTGGTGAAAAGGTTTTGGACCGTGTGATGCCAGACCCCCAGGCAAAAGCCGAGGCCCAGGCAAAACTGATGGAAATGGCTCAGAAGGGTGAACTGGCCCAGCTTGAGGCAGATGTCAAAAAGATGGAAATTGAGATGAAGGACCGAGACTCTGCCCGCGGGCGCGAGTCTGCTATGGCTGCCGCTGATGTCCATCCAATAACTAAAAATATCAACTCGATACTCAGCTTGGGCGTCATTACCCTGTCGTTTATCCTTTTTGCAATCTTGATATTTATTGATGTCAAGCCAGCCGCCAAAGACATTTTGATCTATATCCTGGGTGTTTTATCGGCCGCGGTAACCCAGATCCTTTCCTATTACTTTGGGTCTAGCGCCGGTTCCAAGGAAAAGAGTAAACAATTAGATGACCTACTGGAGAAGAAATGAACTTATCCCAAAACTTCACTCTCGAAGAACTTACCCGCTCGGACGCGGCCGCTCGAGGCGGCTGGGAAAACACCCCCAACGAGCAAGAAATTGAGAACCTAAAGCGCCTGGCTGCGCTGCTCCAGGATGTCAAAGCGGCCGTGGGCGGAAAGCCGGTGATGATCAACTCGGGGTTTCGCAATAAACAGACTAATGACGCGGTGAATTCCAAAGATTCGTCTCAGCACCGGCTGGGCTGCGCCGCGGACCTACGGGTGCCTGGCATGACCCCCAGGAAGGTTGTAGAGGCCTGCATAGAGGCCCAGGTGCCGTTTGATCAGATTATCCTGGAGTTTGACGCCTGGACGCATATCAGCGTTTCTAATAGCCCAGAACAGGCTCCCCGAGGGTCAAAATTAATTATTGACCGCCAGGGAACCAGGCCGTTTGCCTGATAAACTAAATCCGCAACTCCTCTAGCTTGTCTTTCCCCACCCCCCAGGTGGGGTTTTTTTTCTGTCCCTGATGGAAATCATCAAGCCACAGACGCAAGCAGGCCATTTCCAGGTCTTCAGAGATGGGCTCTTTTATAGACAAGGCGTCCTTTCGGCCGTCACGATAAGCATTGTGAACGGCCTCCAGGTGCGCTAAGACCAGCAGTACCGAGCCCAGGATTAATACAACGGGGCGCACGACACATCCACCACAACATCACGGGTCACGCCGCCAACCTTGCGTTTACCGTAAATCACAACTGCCCTGGTCCGAGCAACCTGGCAATCCTGAATGGCGTTAACGACCTCTAGCCGGCTCATCGAATGGATTTCTTTATCGACTAACAACTCCTGTTCGGGGATTGCAGAATTCTGTGGCAACACTCCGCAACCTGAAAGCAAAAATAAACAAACTCCTGTAATTATCATTTTCATACTACCTCCGTGATGGTGATTCGGACCCGCACCGCAACGCCTTCGATTTTGTGTTGTTTTATCCAATCGATAGCCGCCTTCTGGGTGCAGAAAGTTAAATAGGGCCAACCTATTGCTTTTGGATTTTTGATATAAAAATTCTTGCATTGAATGGCCCAGGTTTTAAACGGCAACATTAAAAGGGAACATCGTCTTCAATGTCATGGAAACTCTGCTTAGAGGCCCGTGGAGCCGGTTCTGCCTGTTCCGATGACCTGGGTCCAGCAAACTCTAATTCACCCACCCTGGCTCGCAGAGACACGCCTTCGGACCCATCTTTGCGTTTATAGACCTCAATGTGGGGCTCGGTCATGCTTACAAACAACTGCTGCCCCTTCCCCAGGTAAGGCCTCAACTTCTCGCAACGGTCCCCCCACATGGTTCCGTTGACCCATTGGGTGGGCTGCTTGCCATCAACCTTGCGACCGTAATTGAAGGCTAGGGAAAGGTCCATAATCGCCTTGCCATCGGCGGTATATCGGATCTCGGGGTCATTGCCCAAGCGGGCCATTCCAATCATCAACATGGTAAATCTCCTCTATCAAAAAAATTCGATTTGTTATTAAAAAAATCAAACAGGGCCTCGCACTCGGACAAAAACTTCTCGGCCGCCTTTTCAACCTCCGCAATTTCTTCTGGCGTGGGTTTGAACTTCTTAATAAAAAGGTCTCTGCCTTCTCCCATCCGCGGATCGTAGGATACAAACCAGACATCTTTACCCGTGCAGGCCGACTGCAAAATCATTTGCGGCTTATGCTCTTCCGGCACTACCTGGCTGGCAACCCACTTCATATGTGTCTTGCTTTTGGGCGCCTTCACTTCGATCAGGCAACCGTCACTCACAAATCCGTCCGGCGAACACCCCAAAAAGGGTATTTTTGGATGGTCCAGGAATGGCGCGTCTGTGACTATCAGGCCGGTTACAGACTCAAACCGTTCCTTGGCTGCGGCCTCTTGTTCTGTGCCCCATTGCATTTCGGTGGTCACATACTTATCCGCAAAGGTGTCTGTGATCCGCTCGGCCACAACCTCATATCGAAGGTTTTCGCGCTCACTAGATTCTTTGCCAGATTTCAAAAAATTCATGGCTGGCGCCATGCGAGACCCGGTTAGCTTTCCCAGGCGCATCGACCACCAGGTGCCGTCACCCTGGAATGGATTAGGTTCACGCATTCTTGGCCCCTTTTAGCTTTTCTCCGTGCTTGGTGGCCAGGTCTCGAACCATCTCGCGTTCTGCGGGCAAAAGCGCCTTCCAGACCGTGGTAAGCAATTCTGGGCTGGTCGCTGCAATGATCAAGGCTTCGACCTCGGCCTGGCTGCGCACGGCCCTGCTAGGTTTCTCTGCCGGCTTAGGCGCTACTGCACGGTTGCCGTCATCATCTTCGGGCGCTATCCCACAAGCCGCCTGGAGCGCATACCGGCGGGCATAGGTCATGGCCGATCCATAACCCTGTGGGTCCTGTTTGCTGGCCGGCACATGGAACTTGCCGCCAGACAGGGTCTCGCCTGATTCGTGAATGAATAGCGTCTCAATAGTCACCCCATCGGCGCAGTCATGGGACTGCTGAACCAGCGCAATGCCATTGTCGTTTAGAGCGTCAATGACGGCCTCGATGCAAGCGGCCAGGTCAGCGTACTTGGATTTGAAATGCGGGTTAGTGGAAGTTTTGAGTGCTGGGCCAAAGGCCTTTTGTGCTTTGACTAAAGCGGTTGAAATTTTCTGCATTATTCTCTCCGGTTAAATAAAACAAACAATAAGGACAAATACGACAAAACAAATTGTACCTAAAACTTTTTGCCAAAGTGGCTCCGGCTGGTTGTGATCAATAAATAAATTTCGTTGCCATTTGTTATAAGCAAAATGATATTTTTTCACACCGCCTCCTAGAATTTAGGTTTTTCTGGATACGAAAGCAACCGATAAACCGCATATCGAGTTTGGTTTTTCTTTACCATCTCGGTGTTGATGTGCCAACCTTCTTGGCGCAAACTAAAAATAATATCGGCCAGGCGTGTTGCGCGAAATCTAATAATTGCCTCCCAGCTAGTAATTTTCTTTTTGGTAACTAAGTGGTGCGCTACTTTGTCAATTTTAGTGCTTGGTGCTTTGCTCATTGTATTTCCTCCTGGTGGTTTCAAATTCGTTCGCTAATTCAATTAAACGGGTTTTGGATTTCTCAAAAGACTCTGGGTCACGCATAAAACTAAGGTCGCGTATTGCCTGCGCAACGCCTAGACATTTATAAGCAATCAGGTCCAGGTGCTGAATGGTTATTGGCTCCTCTTGCTCTTGCTGCTCAAGCTGCTCAAGCTGCTGCTGGTGGTGAAGGTCTTGCGTGTCTTCCATGGTTACTCCCC